TATCTTTACTCAAATAAGGGCTAAATCAGTTGGTGAAACTGCTACTATACTTTCTGCATGTGTAGAATGTAATGAGCAAAATGAAGTTAAAATAAATTTAGAAGATATCACAATGCAATCATCTAAAATTAAATCAAAAACTATTCCAATAACGGATTTAGTAAGTGTTGAAATGAAATATCCAACATATAAAGATATGATAGCTAATCCGGATTATCTTAAAAAAGATGGTTCACAAACCGAAGTTTTATTTAACTCTATAATGAGTTGTATGCATTCTGTTCAATCCGGTGATGATAATATTATTATTAGTCAAGAACCTATTACTGAAGTTGAAAAGTTCATAAACTCTTTAACTAATAATCAATTGACTAAAATTACACAATTCGTCGAAGATATGCCAACTATAACACATCAACAAGATTTTAATTGTGTAAAGTGTAATCATAAAAACACTGTAGAACTGAAAGGCTTACAAGATTTTTTTTAATTAACCTCTCTCATGAAACCTTGGAGAATTACTTCAAGACTAATTTTTTGATGATGCAACATTTCAACTATTCTTTATCAGACTTAGAAGAAATGTTACCGTGGGAGAGAGAGGTATATTTAATGTTACTAAACGAGCATTTAGAAGAAAAAGCTCGAGATGAACAAAGGCAGGGAAGATGACAACAACACTAGCAGAAGTCAATGCAACCTTAGGCATTACTAATTTAGCACTATCAAGTGTAGCAAAAGAACAGAAAGAAACTAATAAAGGAATCTCTTCCTTTGTTGAATTCGTTAAAGATAAGAATGCTGATGATAGAAGAAAAGAAATAGAAGACGAAAGAGAGACTGGCAAAAAAGCTTCCATCCTAAGTCGTGTTGGAGATGGTGCTAAAGCAGCTGGTGGATTTGCATTGGGAGCAGGTAAGAAAGGATTAGATTTAGGTAAAGGTTTATTTGGAGGACTAGGTAAAATATTACCAGTAGGACTTGCTGGAGTATTTTTAACAAGTCTATTCGGATCTAAGCTTTTTAGAGGAGGTATTGCTGGTCTTGGATTTATGTTTGGTGATCAAATTGCTGAAATGCTAGCTGGGCCTGATGCAAAAAAAGAAGTTAAAGACATGCTAGGCGGAGCTATAAAAGGTGGAGCTCTTGGGTTTTTACTTGGTCCTAAATTCGGATTAATCGGTGCTGCACTCGGAGCATTGTTAACAAATGATACAGTAGACGAAGAAGCAGGTAAGTTACTAGACAATTTAGGAAAGCTAGGTATTCAATTTCCTAAATTATCAGGAATATTCACAGGAATAGCTGACGCTGTAGGTAGTGGATTAAAGAGTATTAATAATTTAATTGAAGGAACAAGTGAAGATAAAGCTGGAGACATAGGAAAGGCAATGTTACTCGTAGGTGGAGTAGCTACGCTCTTAATGCCGGGTAAAATGGCTGGACTTGTTTTAGCTTTAAGTAAAAGATTACTAATGACTCCTGCAGGATTAGCTATAATGGCAATTGCTGGAAGCGGTGCAGCTATCAATATGTTAATGGGCAATGATGTTGGTGATCCTTCTGGCTTTATTGGATCAGCTGCTACAGCCGCAACCGGTTATGGTTTATATAAAGGAATGAAGATGAAAAATGCCGCGCCGGGCGTATCAGGTAAAGCAATTTCTAGAGTATCTAAAGGAGCAATACCGAACGCAGGTGGTCAAAGCTCTTTAGCAAAAATGTTTGGTTTACTAAAGACCGGTTCAAAAAGAGCGTTCGGACTTATGACATCCGCAACAGGTGCGGCTATATTAGTTCCATTAGCAGCAGTTGGTATTACAGAAGCTTTATTTGGAGATGACATGAGAGCGGAAAATGAGGAAAATAAACAAAAGCAAAATGCCGTATCAGGACAAGGGCCTACTTCTAAAAAAAGTTTAGATTTTTTCGAAGGTAAAGGTGCAGTAATGCTGGATTTTGATCAACCTGCAAAGTTCGATGACAAACTTGCGTTTACTTCACGCAAAGGTATACGATCAACTAAAGCTACAATTGGTGGAGAAATAAAAAAGAAAGATTTAACCAGTGCACTATCAGATTACTTTAAAAATTTACCACCAGCCGCATCTACAATGGATCCAACTGGTAACGGTGGCAATATTATTTCTACAAACACTGTAAATTCGGGTAATATTACAAACAGCGCCGGATTTGCTATTAACTCATCCGGCGCCAATGATCCTAGAATATTATTTGGTAAATCCAGCGCTAATGCAACTGGTTTATTCTAAGCATCTTCCTTTGCTAGTTTAGCAAAATAAGACATTGTATCTTCATCCTCAGTGCTGATTTCTTCAACGGTAACAGGTTCCATTGCAGCTACTGGATCATTCATCTTGATTTCTTCTTTTACTGAATATGAACCTGCATTCATTTCTTCACCAAGAACTCTCATCAATTTAGCTTTAAGTTCATCATATGTTTTGTAGTTCTTTGGATTAGTGAACTCAGTAATATCGTGCATTTGGTTGTACACTTCTTCAAGTTTAGCTTCATCACTTTCAAGGAAAGGAGATGGAGAAGCAAACTCTGATTTATCATAGTTTCTATAACCTTCTACATTTCTTATCTTAAGTTTGAAGTTGGCACCTTCCCAAAAATCAAATGCATCCATTGGAGTTTCATCTGCAAACTCTGGATTCATTTTATCCATAATCTTATCGAAGATTTTCTTTCCAAATTTATATAGAAATACCTTACCTTCGTTTTGAGGTGCTGATGGATCTTGAACTACATATATGTTTGTAGCATAATGTAATCTTCTTTTTTGAGATCTTGCTTTTTCTTTGTCGGAATCAATACCAGAATTCCAAAGCCTTGAATTCAATTCACCAACTGGATCAGTTTGACCTATTGATGTAAGTGAGTTTTCAATATACCATAAACCAGTTGGACCTTTAAAGCCGTGATCCCAATACCTTACAAATGGTATTGCACCGTCTTTACCCGGAAGAAATCTGATAATGGCATAACCATTGCCTGCTTTATCAACTGTTGGTTTCCACACTCTTTCATCTACGTAAGACTTTTGTTCTCCTCCGCCGACAGATTGTGCTGCTTCTATAATTTTATTGATGTTAGAACCGCGATTGCGTTTTAATGTTTCAAATGACATAGTATTGTCTCCTTATTTGCTGAAATATTAACTGTATTATTACATTGTGTAGTATTATATATACGACTACTCAAATAGTGATAAGTCAATGGAATTCTTTTTTGGTAAAAAGTTTAAATCCATTGCCTCTGCTTCAAGCTTATCTTTAATAATAGGTGATATGAACTTTCTGATATCTTCTATTTCGATATCATTAGTTTCACACACTTTTAGTATAGCGTCCATATAAGGTATCTTAAGTTCAGCTACTGTACTTTCGATAAGCTTTGTAAATTTAGACTTTGTTAAAAATTGTTCTTCTATTTTCATTTGTCTAAAACCCTTAGTAAAATTGTATCTTTATTGAGTCTTCCATTAGGTACTTTTGTTTTTGTTTTAAGAGTTCCCCAAGCATCGTTTATCTGCTTTGGAGTTTTCTGTAAAACAATCGGTAAGAAATCAAGTGGTTTACGTAAACACACCGTTCTACTTAAACCTGGCGTAATATTCTTAATGGTTGAACCAGATATTTCAAATCCATTGACACTTTCGGTAACATATTCAATAATCATTTTGCTTTTAGTATTGAATGCATATAACCTTGCCTTTGTAGGTATTTGAATTGGATTAATAGATACGATTTTAAAATCGTTATCTTCTTTTTTGTACTGCACTTTAGCAACTTGTTTGTCAACTGATTTGGGTCTTTTGACTTTAACATTTCTTGATGCTTTAGTTGCTGATCTTATTCTTTCAAGATCTTCCAACATTGTAGTGCATATTTTAATTCGTTGATTGAGAGTTGACCTTTTTAGGTGGGAGTAACCTTCAACTGCTTGATCACATCGTTTGTGATAAGCATCCTCATAGTCAAGGAGCCAACCCTCAATCATAGGCTTAACGTGGCTTATAGCTGTATTCGTTAGGCCGTGGTACTTGAATCTATCATATATATTGATTGTGGCTTCGTCACCATCGATCCACTTGTCTTCTAGTTCAAGTAATTCTTGCATAATAGTATTATTAATCTTACGTACTAATTTTTCTTGAGGTGATATAGTAATTATATTACTTTTAGCTTTTCTTTCAGCTTGCTTTTCTTTGTAAATGATTTTACCTTTTTCAATTAATGGTATCATTCTATCAAACAAATGTGATAAGAAATCAGGAGCTTTATCAGACTCAACCGTTTTATGTAAATCATTATTGTACCAGAAAGCTGTTGCTGCATGGTGTGTCATAGTAAAATGATATTCAGAATTAGCTAAAATATATTTAGATGGTTGGGGAAAGTTTTTCTTAACCCATGTCTTAACTTGGCTTATGCAATCTTTCTTATCGACATGTAAATGAAAATAATCTTTGACTGCGTCAAATCCTTTATCAATTGGTACACCAGCTAAACCAGTTCTAGCTCTTGCCCTTAATACTTTCTTTTTAGTCTTTTTACCTTTTAGTGCTTGTAGTCCCATATTAAACTCCCATTTATATGTTGTTGTCGTTAATGTATTGTTGTGTTGCGCTGCGTACAATGGTTGGATATTCTCCAAGGTATGTACCAGCATCTAAATCTTTCTTAGTTACTAAATGCTTATGCATATGCTCAATGTTGTCGTAATTTGCAAGAATGTCTTTTGCTAACTGATCGAATTCACTATCTGGAATTAAGTTAGTATCGAGCTGATAATAGGCAAATGCACACATTAAGTATTTAGCAATAGGATTCTTCATTACTGAAGATCCAATACGGATTGTGCCACAGAATCAGTATAAAACTTATCCTGATGAGCTATGTTAATCTTGGTTGATAGAGTAACAGCCAGTCCACTGTTTCTATCTAGAAGTCTCTGAGCAAGTTCATCTTGCTCCTCTATTGATAGCATTTCTAGATCATCTATCATTCTATTTAAATTAGCCATAAATTAAACTCCCTTTTTAATTTTATAGTATTATTATACACCAGTTTTACAGAAATGTAAAGGAAAAAATGCATAAAATGCAAATTAATTTCTCCTCATTGTTGAGTACTCTTTAGGATCTGCATCTTTAGTTACAGGTACCATGTTAGATTTGTGCATGGTGGCAATACCTGTAATGAACGTGCCTGTGTACGCATTTGTTTTAGACTTACCAACAACTTTACCAGTGTAGTTGCTTGTTGGTAGAGAACGTGAATGCTCTTTATAATTAGGAGCACTAATACCTGAATCTTTATTTTTATTCTTAAGCTGTGATGGATGTACACCTCTATCCATAAGCCACTTATCGTGTTCAGCTTGAGCTTTTTGCCAACCTGCTTTGCGGAAAGGCTTTTTCTTTTTAGTACTATTATTGTTGTAGTAAATTGGTAATAGATGCATTGTCATTTTTCACAGCTCCAAATAATTTATTTAAATCGACATAACCATAGTTGATGGCAAATAATATTGCAACTACTATCATGACAATAATTGCATTACGAAAGAACCAACCGACTATGGAAAAGAATACTCCTACAACCAATGCTCCAGCTACTGCGAAGAAGAGGAGTTGAAAATATAGCGGTAGCATTGATTGTATCTCGGAAGGACTAGGCATAAAGCTCTAGCTCCTTTTGTGCCTCCTCAGATGTAGCGAAGTATTCGCTATACCTGTTGTATGGCTGGATAAATCCTTCGGACTTATCTATCTTGCCAACGTACCAACCGGCAGCTGAGGCCATAACGATAGCTTCTGATACGCCATCGTTATCGAATTGAATGTCTTTGATTTCTTTTGTAAATTGCATTTAGTTTCTCCGCTTTTTTAATTTTTAATAGATATATTATACCATATTTTTTAGCAGATGTAAAGGAAAAAATGCATTTAATTTGAAAAAAGTGATTAACATATTAACTATGTTTTATCTCTTTGTGTTTGATTTGGTCCAGAGTTATTGTCTAACTCTGGAGTTTTCTTTTGCAATTCATCTAGCTGAGCTCTAAGTTCCTTTATACGACTATATAAAGTATACTTTTCTTTAGTCTCTTGAGCTAGTTGCTTTTTAAGTAGATCTATATTAGTGAACGGTTTCGTCATCTTCCATCTCCAGTTCGAATACAAACTCCATACCGTTATCATTATGAGTTTGATCAACACACTCTCCTAGCGTATAGTTATCGCCATCAACGGTAAAGACTATTTCTTTTTCTTCGTTAAACTTTTTTAATTTTTCTTTTTTGAAATTTATAACATTTGATTTTTTAGACATACATTACTCCTGTATATAGTTAATGTTAGCGTATGTTTACGCTAACTCTGTTTCTGTGTAATGTTGTGGAAGTTTATATGATTCGAAAGACTTTACATCTTTATAAGTGTATACAGCTACATTAGTCTTATAAGGTAGTTGATCAGTCGCAGACTTAATTGACTTTTCCTCAGTTTCGCCAAGACCTACTAAATAAATACCGTTGGTGAATTCCATTTCAGTAATATATTCGATTTTATCATTAGTATTTTCCATAAAATTTCTCCTCTTTTTTAATTTTATAGATATATTATACCATAGATTTTAGGGAATGTACACTAAAAAATGCACTTATTTTAAAGTTTGTTGTTAACATGTTAAATGCTTAGCATGTATTTTACAACCTATAAAGTTGTTGTAATAATCTTCACGTAATAGTACATCATTAGCAAATTGCAATTTAGCTTCATGATATGACATATCGCCTTTGGTTTTACAAAGTCTTAAAATCTCTCGGTTGAAACTTTCTGTTCCTCGTGATTCCACAAGTCTCCGTACTTCATCAGATGACCCATAGTATGTTTTCCAGTCAGATTCTGTACGTGTTCGTACGCGTCTCTTACGTGTTTTAGTGATAGGTAGAGTTTTGGGTTTCCAGAAATTCTTCTTTCCAATATATCTTTTGCCGGTGTCGAGTTCTGTAATTTCGTATACAAAGCCTTGATACTCCTCTGGAGTAGTTTCAAATAGTTTATTATTATAGTGCCACATAATGCTATTTATTCAAATGATTCAACTTCTTCTGGCTCGGCTCTTCTTCCACACGATGGGCAGTATTTAGGTTCTTTATAAGATGCCACATAAGTTATTTCATCGCATTCTTCACACTCTATTTTGTAATCCTTCAATAATCTCTCTCTTTCTTCTATCAGATGCTTTGAACCACTCAGCTATTTCATGAGTAGTTCTTCCACATCCAATACATACTTTATTTTCAACTTTGCAGACTTTGACACACGGTGAAATTATCTTAGAAATCGATTTCACATTCACCGCCTGCACATGCAGCCGCTGCGAGGGTATCAACATCTGTATACTTCTTTTCTGTTATATCTTCTTTCCAATCAATCTGTTTTAAGTTTGATTGAATTTTTTTCCATTTATGTAATAGATAAGCATCTTTTAAACAACCTTCTGAAGCTTTTGTATCTCCATCACAATAGTTATTTGCAAAGTTTTCGAATCTACGAATCCAGTCTTTTCTAGCAGAATTTTCTGAAGATTCGACTGATAAGTCTAAACCAAAACCTTGAGCAGTTGAACATGCATCCCATAGATTTGGATATACTTTAAGAGCATCAACTACTAAACCAGAAGCAAAGATTGAAGCATCACCATATTTCTTAACCATAGTCTTGGAATCAATAACACCAGTATTTGGTGCTTGGTTATAATCTTTATCACCAGTCATTGCTAAAAATGAAATACCAGCAAAGGCATCACGATTTTCATATACGTATTTTTCTACGTCATCCCAATCATCTACAATAATAGTATTTGATACGTTATGTCTTATACCTTTATCTGCACAAAGATCTTCATTAGTTCCAGTTTCAACCCAATGCTTTTGAGCTTTCTTAACAAGTTCTAAATGCTTAATACCTAATAGATCGTCTTTATACATTGAACCTTTCTTAGGCAGTATTGGAAATGAAACAACAACATCTGTGCCAGTAGATGACCAAACAGATTCTTCTACCATATACGGATTTTGTTTCATAATAGCTTGTGTGATTTCAGATTCTTTATTCATTTGAACATTACGTATATACATATCAGAATGTTCTGCATGAATACCTGAGGCAGTTTGTAATAACACCGAAGCGTTACCACTTGGTTTTACACATGTTGTTCTTGCTGCAGGATTAATTTTAATAATACTTGCAACTTCTTTATTAACTTCTTTAACAATCTCTGCACCTTTTTCAAGTATCTTTTCATTGAAAAGAATATCAGGATTATTCATCCATCCAGTGA